TAAAGAAGTTTCTAATAATTTTGTATCTGATCAGCCATTTGTTTTAGAATCAGTTTCTCTTGCAGATGAGTATGAAGGTGATTATACTACACCTCGTGCTATTATATACACTTTAGACTTTAATACACGTGTTAATTTCTATGGCGGTATTGGTACCAAGGGTATTATTAAAAGCGTTGCAGTTGATTACAATACAAATTCGATTGAAATAGGTAGTAAACCTGCTGAACGCCAGTCTCTAGTGGTTGATCCATTAGCTGCGGCTGAAACAGATGCACATACTATTGTTGAAACGATATATAGACCAGATACGCCAGATAATATGGTAATTACTGTATCTAATGCAACAGTAACACCATTCACAAAAGGTGAGATTATTAACACAAACGTGTCTGGTGCTACAGGAGTTGTAGTTGCATATAGTGATAATAAGTTGTCTATAAATACAATTAATGGAATCTTCCGGAATGATGATACATTGACCGGAGTGACCTCCGCTGCAACTGCAGACGTTGATTCATATAAAGAGTATTGGAATGAGTGATAATAATGACGTTGAAGATGATTATAAATTTGCCCGTGACCACTATTACAAGTTAGCAGAAAAGGGTGAAGAGGCAATTGAGCTAATGTTAGAATTAGCACGTGACTCTGAACACCCAAGAGCATTTGAAGTATTGTCTACAATGCTTAAACAGAATGCTGAAGTTGCTGATAGACTAATGGAACTGCAAAAGAAAACCAAAGAAGTTAAGAAGGATGATAATAATCCTTTGTCGCTTACTAATGGTAGTGCAGCCTTAACTCAAAACAACGTATTCGTTGGGTCTACATCAGACCTACAGCGAATGCTATTAGATAAAATGAAAACAGTCGATGTTATTGAAGAATAAGGAACTTGGATATTTAGGCAATGTTAACGTTAAACGTGACGGTATTGAAGAGTCTTGGACACTAGAGACCGTTACAGAATACGCTAAATGCATGAAAGATCCGGTGTACTTTGCCAAGACATATTTGAAAGTAATTCATCTAGATCATGGTTTAGTACCGTTTGATTTATATCCATACCAAGAAGAGATGTTTTCTCACTTTAACGATAATAGATTTTCTATTGTTTTAGCGTGTCGACAATCTGGTAAATCTATTTCGTCTATTGCATATCTACTATGGTATGCAGTATTTCATCCTGAACAGACAATCGCAATACTAGCTAACAAAGGTGCTACTGCGCGTGAGATGCTTGGTCGCATAACTCTCATGGTCGAGAATTTACCTTTCTTCTTACAACCAGGGTGCAAAGCGCTCAATAAGGGTTCCATTGAGTTTTCTAATAATTCTCGCATCATCGCTGCTGCTACTTCAGGATCGTCCATTCGAGGCATGTCTGTCAATCTCCTATTCCTCGATGAGTTCGCCTTTGTCGAAAACGCCACAGAGTTTTACACTTCGACATACCCTGTGGTGTCAAGTGGTACATCCACTAAAGTAATCATTACATCTACTGCTAATGGTCTAGGTAATATATTCCATAAGTTATGGGAAGGTGCTGTACAGGGTACTAATGAATTTAAGCACTTCCGTGTTGACTGGTGGGATGTTCCTGGTCGTGATGAGGAATGGAAAAGGCAGACTATTGCTAATACATCTGAGTTGCAATTCAATCAGGAATTTGGTAATACGTTCCATGGTACTGGTAATACACTTATCAATGCTGAGACATTACTAAAACTACAGGCACAGTCGCCAATATTCACACAGAATAATGTTAAGGTATATACCAAGCCTGAAGAAGACCACGCGTATTTGTGCTTTGTAGACGTTGCCCGTGGAAGAGGTTTAGACTACTCAACGTTTAATATCATTGATGTAACATCTAGACCGTTTAGGCAAGTTGCCGTATACCGTGACAATATGATATCACCATTGCTTTTCCCAGATATCATTTATAAGTATGTTAAGACTTACAACGAAGCTATGTGTATCATTGAATCTAATGACCAAGGGTCAGTTGTATGTAATGGTTTATACTACGATCTAGAATACGAAAATGTGTTTGTAGAATCCTACGTTAAAGCCAACTCAGTTGGTGTGAATATGACCAAGAAGGTTAAACGTATTGGTTGTTCAAACATTAAAGATTTAGTTGAACAGACTAAGCTAGAGATAGTAGACCAAGACACTATCATTGAAATGTCAACGTTTGTGGGTAAGGGTACTTCATACGAAGCATCTGATGGTAATCACGACGATCTAATGATGAATCTAGTATTATTTGGATGGTTTGCTGCAACACCGTTCTTTACAGAAATGACTGACATTGATGTTAAAAGTATGTTGTATGCAGACCAAGCAAGAATGATCGAGGACGATATGATTCCGTTTGGATTTGTTGACACCGGAATCGAAGAAGAAGAAGTACGAGAGGTGGTTGGTGGTGATGTTTGGATTATCGACCGTGACCCAATCTTCTAAATACCGTTATTTATAAATAACAGTAGTGAAGATAATCGTATTATGAAAACTTATTAATTTCCAATGAAGGGGAAAACACATGGCATTTCAAGTCTCACCTGGTGTTCAGGTTCAAGAAACCGACTTGACTAATGTTGTTCCTGCTGTATCTACGTCGATCGGTGCTGTAGCTGGAGCTTTCCAGTGGGGCCCAGTTGATGCGGTTACTACTGTAGGTTCAGAACAACAATTAGTTAACGTCTTTGGTAAGCCAAACGACGACACCTATAAGTATTTTTATCCAGCTGCTCAGTTCTTGCAGTATGGTCAAGCCTTGCGCGTAGTGCGTGCTATTACAACTAACCTAAACGCTACTGCCTCTGGTACTGGTCTTTTGGTTAAAAACGACGATCACTATGACACTGTAACACCTGATGCTACAGACACATTTATCGCTCGTTTTCCAGGCGCACTTGGTAACTCACTAAAGGTTTCTGTATGTCCTGCTGACGCTACTGCGTTTAATGCTTGGGCTTACAAAGGAAGCTTTGATTCTGTTCCTAGTACATCAACTCATTCAACAAACATTGGCGGTGATACTGCTGATGAATTGCACGTTGCAGTTATTGATGAAGACGGTTCATGGACTGGCGCTGCTGGTACAGTGCTTGAAACATTCGCATATGTTTCTCAAGCTTCTGATGCTAAAGCAGACGATGGTACAGATAACTACTATAAGAATGTTATTAACACTCAGTCAGCGTACGTACGTTGGGGTGCACATCCAGGAGCTCTAACTGACGCTGGATCTGTTGCCAATGCTGCTGCTGGTTCTGCATTTGTTACTGGTTCTGCTGCTATTGAAGCATCATTAACTGGTGGTACTGATGATAACACTCCTACAGTTGGTGAATTACAAACAGCATATGACTTGTTTGCCGATGCTGAAACATTAGACATTAACCTCATCATTGGTGCAGAAACTTCTGCTGCTGACGATGTAACAATGGCTAACAACCTAATCACTTTGGCCGAAGGCCGTAAAGATTGTGTTGTGTTTGTTTCCCCTGCTGTCGCAGAAACCGTTAATAATGCAACCGCTGCAGCTGATGTTAAAACCTGGGTTGATGCATGTACTTCATCATCTTATGTTGTATTTGACTCTACTGCACTATACGTATACGACAAGTATAACGATAAGTATCGTTGGATTGTTGCATCTGGTGCTGTTGCTGGTTTATGTGCTAAAACAGATAACGTTGCCGATGCATGGTTCTCACCTGCAGGCTTTACTCGTGGTCAGATTCTTGGTGTAACTAAGATCGCATTCAACCCGAAGAAAGCAGATCGTGACGATCTATACAAAGCTCGCGTTAACCCGATTGTTTCCTTCCCTGGTGAAGGTATTGTGCTTTATGGTGATAAGACTGGTTTGTCTAAGCCTTCTGCATTCGATCGTATCAACGTACGTCGCTTGTTCATTACTTTGGAGAAAGCTGTAAGTACTGCTGCTAAGTTCCAATTGTTTGAATTCAACGATGAGTTTACACGTGCGCAGTTCCGTAACTTGGTCGAACCATTCTTGCGTGATATTAAAGGACGTCGTGGTATTAC